GGCATCGCGCACGATCGCGGCCATCTCCCGAGCGGTCCTGGCGTCCGACTGGGCCAGCTCTCGCAGGCCTGCCCGAAGGGTGCCTGCCACCTTCCCGCCCCTGGCGGTTGCTCGGACCCGTGCGCCTGCCTCTGCGCCGGCCCTGGCCCCTGCTGCGGTGGGCTTGACCCTCTGGCCCGTGATCGTCTCCAGCTCGCGGATGCGAGCCGCATCAGTCCTGGCCAGTGTGCGCAAAGTGCCCCGCAGGGTGGAGGTGAGCGATCCCGGCCGCTGCGCAGCAGGGGTGCGGCCCGCCCGCTCCTTCCGCACCGCCGCCAGGCTCCGCGCCACGCTCCCGCGCACGCCCCGGCCACCCTTAGCGATCGTGCCGCCCCGGAACCCTGCCGGCCGCAGGGTGGTGAGCTGCGTGGCCCGCTTGTTCCCCTTGGCCGTCTTCAGCCTCCCGCCGCGCACCGTGGCCCCATTCCGGCCGATCCCGCTGATCCGCCCAGAGTTGTCCCGGTTCAGCCGGTTCCCCGCCCTGGTGGCCGCCCGCCGGGTCGCTGGGGTGCTCCGCTTTGGGGCCCCGCCGCCTGGCGAGCTGGCGAACCGGCCACTGTTATCGCGGGTGTAACTGGTGCGGCGGCCTCGTGGCATGGCGGAGCGGTCAGAGCTTCTGCCGCAGTTTTCCCGCTGGCCCAGTTATGGATCCTCCCGCCGACCTGATGCTTATCTGGATTTGGGTAGCTATTCTGCTGCCATGCCAGCCCCCGATCCTGTTGCCGGTTTCCTCCCCGCGGACCCCGCAGGCATGGAGCTGAGCACTGCCCAGGCGTTTGAGATTGAGCGCATCGGCCGCCTCCTTGACGAGGTGGACGACGTGCTGAGCCTCCGCAACCTGGCGAAACTCCTGCTCCAGTCGTGGTACGCCCAGAAGGCAGCCACGGCCTGGGCGATGCGCCAGGGGATGGGGTGATGACCTGCGGCCTCGTTCGGCTGATCTGCGAAGAGCCCACGGCCCTCCCACCCGATCAGGAGGGCAGCAGGTCGCTGGTGGTGGACGTGCTCCCCGAGCAGGTCGCCGCCGAGGTGGCCCGGCTGCAGGGCGAGGGCTGGCAGACGATCTCCGAATGGCCTCTCTGATGAGCACCAATCCCCCCGATCCCCAGTGGCTGGCCCCAGCCCGGCAGATCGTCGCCGAGTTCGAGGGGTGCCGCCTCACCGCCTACCCCGACCCCGGCAGCGGGGGCGATCCCTGGACCATCGGCTACGGGCACACCGGGCCCGACGTGGTGGAGGGCGCCGTGATCACCCAGGCGGTTGCTGAGGGCATGCTGACCACGGACATCACCCGAGCCGCCGCCGAGGTGTTCCGGCTGCTCCCGATTGCTGGGAAGTGGACCCCGAAGCAGCAGGCGGCATTGATCAGCTTTACCTTCAACGTGGGCCCCAGGAGTCTGGAGATTTCCACCCTGCGGCGGCGCCTGTTGGCCGGCGAGAACCCCGAGGCCGTGGTGAAGGCCGAGCTGCCCCGCTGGAGCAAGGCCGGGAAGAAGATCATGGCGGGCCTGGTGCGGCGCCGGGCGGCAGAGGTGGCCCTGTTCGTGGCCGGCGCTCCCGCCCCTGTCGCGATCGCCACGCCACCGCGCCCGCCTGGTGGCCCCGCCCCCCAGGGCCCGCCGATCTGGCCGCCGGGGATGGTGGGCCCGAAGATCCGCCCCACCCTGAAGGCGGGTGATCACCACCTGATCGCCAACGACGTGAACGAAACCCTTACGGCCTGGACCCACGACGGGCGCCGGCTGTGGAGGATCCCCTGCTTGTGCCGCGGGCAGGGGAGGGAGGCCGAGTGGAACCGCACGGGCACCGACACCCCGCCGGGGCTCTACCGGATCAACCCGAAGGGCGTCCACCGCGACTACGAACAGGACCCGACCGCGGCATTCACTCCCGATCGCCGCGCCTACGGCTGGTATTCGTTTGACCTGGAGGGGCTGGAAGGGCAGGAGGGGCCCACGTCACGGCCCTATCGCGACGGGATCTTGCTGCACGGTGGCGGCAGCGCCTGCGGCTGGCCGGGGGCCTGGAACCCACGGCAGGAGCTGCACCCGACCCTTGGCTGCATCCGCCTCCACAACCAGGATCTCCGCGATCGGATCCTTCCCCTGCTTGACCTGGGGACCGTGTGGGTCAGCGTGCTGCAGGAGGCTGTATGACCCGCCGCACCTACGACGACGCGACCAGGGAGGCGCTTGCCAGGGCCATCCTGGAGACCCCCGCCGACATCGCCCACGCGGTCATCGGCCGCCGGCTGGATATGAATGCCGAGGCGGTGCGCCGTGTGCGGGTTGGCATGATGTGGGCCTCCTATGCGTCAGAGCTGCCACGCATCCCCGTGGCCGACATCGTTCGCACGTGCCGGTCGTGCCGCCTGTTTGAGGAGAGGCCATATCGGCGCACAACGGGCGGCACAAGGTTCTACGGCTTCTGCAGTCTTCACTTCCCCGAGGCGACGGACAACCACGACTGGGCTCGATCCTGCGAGGCCTATTGCTGCAGCGAAGGGGGTCGGCCATGAAAAAAACCGCCTTCACCGGGATCATCACGCCTCGCGCCGATCGGTTCCGCCTCGGTGACTTCTGGGCCGGGCCCGATGGCCGCACCTACACCCCTCGCCGCCTGCCCGACCTGCCGGGTCACGTGTGCTTGATCCCCATCGGCGGTGGCCCCCACGTGCTGATGCGCCGGGATTCGGTGCGTGGATTTCAGCGGAAGAAGTGGGGCGGGAAGGCATGAGCGATCACGACCCCTGCCGACCACTCACCAGCCACTAAGCCCATGAACATCTTCCACCTACTCCGCCAGCTCCGCCTGTACGCAATCGCTCAGCGGCTGGTCCCATTCCCCCTGCCCGCAACAGAGCGCGAGCTGCGCCGCTGGGATGCCCTCGGCGAGGCCTACGGCGCCCTGCTGGAGATCAAGTACGCCGACAACCTGCAAGCCGCCCGTGAGCTTGCAGGGGATTCCGCCGATCGCGTTCGTGAATACTGCCGCCTGCCATGACCACCCCATCCCTCCCGCCCGACATAGAGCGCTGCCCCGGCGTGGGCGAGCAGGAGGGCCATGAGTGGTTCTGGCGCGAGGGGTGCCACGACTGCGCCCGGCGCTTTGACCTGTTCAGCGGAGCCCCTCCCGGCTCGCCCACCATGACCCCACCGCCGATCGTGGTCTTTGAGTGTGAGGCCAGGCTGACCTTTAGGGACGCCCGGCTGATCCAGTGGGCCCGCGAGGGATAGGCGGGTTGGCGGCCTCCACCGGAAGCGCCCGGCCCGCCCTGGCGATCACCACCAAACCTGCTGCCCCGTCCGTGCCTTCATGGCCCGGCTCCAGCCCAGAGCCGCCTCGTCCACTGCTGCTATGGCCGGCAGTGGGCCGCAGGAGAGCAGCAGGTGGTGAGCGATGCCCCGGATGATCTCGTTGGCCTCGGGGTCACCGATCCAGCGCTGATGGATCAGGGCCGGGAGGTAGTAGGACGACTTCCAGACGGGATCCTGCCGCAGGCCACGGGGGCGCGATGCGGCGGCGGTGCGCTGCTGGAGGGGCTCTGCAGTGGCGGACTGGGCCACGCCGATGGACTCCAGGAACCAGCCATCCATCCAAACGGCAAAGGCTGGTGAGATCCAGCGGGCCAGATCGACCGCCAGGCGGGGGTGGATCCAGGTGCCCTGCAGCTCGGGCCGGCCGCCCTTGACGATGTGAATCAGGCCGTGGATTCCCGAAGTCGGAATTCCGACCTCGGCTGCGCCGCATGGGATCTGAATGCCCAACCCCTCGGCAAGGGCGCAGACGTACTCCTTGGTTCGGTCGTTGGCGGAGTAGAGCGTCCACCGCTTCCCGCCGGCCTTGCACATGGCCGTGGCGTTCACAAAGCCATCCGCCTCGCGGCGCTGAATTGTGCAGCCGTTCCACTGGCGGGCCTCGATGCCGGCCGACAGCAAAGCTGGGCCGCAGTTCGCGTTCTTCATGGGTTATCCCGCTCGAAGCGGGAAGTAGTGAGCCCCTGGCATCCCTGCCAAGGTCCTCAAAGCGTAGGGCTAATCGCCCGCGTTTTGTCAAGCGATTGTTGCGCCGGGTCGTTGGATGAGGTTTCAGGGAGGCCACTACAAACCCCCCACCCCTGCCCTGATTCCCAGTCAGGGACTGGTGTTGTATTCGGGCCAACCCGGACTGCCGCAGGTTACCCCAGATCCCCCAGTGCAAACTCAAATGCTGCGGGGTTGCTCTGTCCCTGTCTTGATCTAGGATAGACCCGAATCACCACCCCATTCCCAGATCACATGAACGCCATCAAAACCATTGCGCACAGCTTGATGCAGTGGCTCAATGGAGACCGCATGACCGAGATCCTGGTAGACATTGACCCCGACGCGGTGGAGCGGCTGGAGGCGATGGCCGCCGTGCAGGGGGTGACCGTTGATCAGCTGGCGGAGGACCTGCTGAGCGACGGGCTGAGAAAACTGGAGCGGGCTGGGTCGCCCCTGTCCTGATCCCCATCACTATTGCCACGGAGACGCATCATGGTCAAGCATATTGAGTTCCCGGATCTGAAGCCGGAAGTATTGAGGGCGGGCGACGCCCTTTGCAACGCCTCAGTCTCAAGGGGCCTAGTTGAGGGATACCTTTTTCACCCAAACAACCGACGCGGCCTTGCCGCCTTCCTGCGTGAGGCGGTTTACCATGCCTTCCCTGGATACAGCATAAACATCATGAACATCGGCACACATTCAATCCTGGAAATGGCCAACAACCTCCACGCCCCACCACCGCCTACAGCGCAAGAGGGTGCTCCCCCGGTTTATCAGAGCCCCGATTGTCAAGGCATTGGGCTAACTCCCTCTTCCAGCGTGGACATTCCGCCGGTTTCCCTGTCAATTGAGGAGGGCACGCTGAATCGGATCCGGCAGGCGCTGAGTGTCGCGGCAGACAGCGCACACGAGCTTGCTCAGAATACAGGTGCGGGCGAGCACCATCTTCCGCTATCGAAAGTGCGGCTGAGGGACGGGTTTTTTGCCGATCAGGCCGAGTGCCTTACCTTGCTGAAGCTGCTGCCCGATTCCAAGTTTTGACCTAGACTGCTGCGGGATGCTTCAACAAAGCCCAGGGGCTCAAATCCCTGGGCTTTTTTATGCTCACCCCTCCCCAACCTCTCGCCCCTGGCTGATCAGCAGCGCCCGGTAGTGCCCCATCACCACCCCGAGACTGCGATGCACCAGGCAGGAGCCACCGGAGCAAATGCGCCACAGGCGCTGCCCAGGCCGGCTGTCTGAGATCACCAAATGCACCTGACCGTCAATATCCACCTCAGGCGTTGTCGTAGATGGTGTAAACCTGGCCCAGCACCATTAGGCTGGCGCCGTACTTCACCAGAGCGCCTGCATCGCCCTCCTCCTGCTTGGAAGTGATCCGGCCGTAGCAGAGCTTCCTCTCAGTGGTGCCACCAGGCCCGACCCGCAGATACTTAACGGCGAGCTTCTCGGCAACACCCAGCTGTCGGATCACCTCCATGATCTTGTGATCGACCGATTTATGCACGGTCATACCCTTAAAGGCGATGCTGGAGTCGGTATTGATTCCGATAGAGATTGAAGCGCCGCGGGTTACCTGATCGTGCGTGAGAACCTTCTCGTCCTGTTCTTGCGTCGAGAGAGGGGCGCCGGTGACGTTGAGGAGTTGGATCGGCTTGCCGGTTCCATCCAAGGGGTAAAGGCCCGTGGTCACGGTGCCAGCGGCAACGGCGGCCGAGGTGATGTTGGCGCCGGTGAGGGCATAGCTCACGGTGAAGGGGGAGGCGGTAGTAACCCCCGTCACGGTGAAGGCGCCGTTACAGCTCGCGAAGGGGCTCGGAAGGGCGGCCACGGTGATCCGATCGCCCACGAGCACACCAGCAGCGGCGTTGAGGGTCAGGGTCACCACGTTGGTAGCAAGCGCCGCATTGGTGACGGTGCGAACCACGCCGTTCACATTCAGCTGGAAGGTGGAGGCCTCCCCGCTGGTGCTCACAGCCCCGGCGCCACTGATCGCGTTGGCGGTGTTCAGCCAGGCGCTGAGGTTCGCACCGTTGTTGGCGGCGGCGGCAGCAGCATCTTCCAGTGCCACGGATGCGAGTCGCATCGGGACGATAAAATGCTGGATATCCAGCGCGGCGGCGTAATCAACGGTCGAGGGCATGGCCGGGGGTGGTTTCTCTACCTGGAGTTTTCCCGGCTCGCCAACACCAGCACCGCGCCGGCCTGGGCTGCGGTAAACGATCGCCCCGGCACCGCATCGGTGGGCACCAGCAGGGCCACGACCTCGCCGGCCTCAGAGGCGAACTCCCGCATCCGGCCCGCGGCGCTGCGCTGGGCCACGAGGAACCCGCCCCAGTGGCCTGCATCCACCCGGTAGGGGGCCAGGAGGATCGCATCCTCGGCCGCCCAACACAGCCGCGGCGGCGGGGTGACGCCACGGCCCTGGGCCTCCAGATCGGCCAGCCATGGGCCGTCGAGCACGAACCCCGGCAGGAGGTTGCGCTCCAGCAGCTCCAGCAGGGCGGCGCCGGCCTCGCTCGGGGGGCGCGGCTTCTCGGCCACCTCCACCCAGAAGCAGAAGTCCCGGAGGCTGTAGGGCTCGGACTGGGCTTCGCGATTGCGGTTGGTCTCGGCGAGGATCAGGGCGATTTGGGCGACGCCTTTCTCTTCCCGGTGAAGCCTTTCGCGTTCGGCGGCGTGGCCCGCCTGGAGGGCCTGGAGGACATAGCCGGCGGGGAGCTTCCCGAAGCGCTCGCGGCTGAACTCAGGGGCTCCGGGCCAGAATCTGCGGCAGTCCCAGAAGGCTCGGGCCCAGTCGGGTCGGTCGCAGTCGAGCCGACCACCTCCTGCAACTTTCCCAGCGCCTCCTCCAGCGCCCGCATCTCAGCCGCCGGGTCCTGCTGCAGGCCAGCGCCGGCCCGCTCCTCCTCCTGCTCAAAGGCGTGGAGGATCCCCAAAAGGGGGCCGGGGAGCTTGCGGGTCTGCTCGTCGGTCCAGGCGGGCTTTATCCGCTGCAAGATCACGGTGACGGCCCGGATCGTGACACGGTTGGTGATGGCCCTGGCTTCTTCCAGGAAGGGGCCGATGATCTCAGCGTGAACCACCTGCAGGGCCTGCTCCTCGGGGCTCATCCGGCCGGCTTTGGCGCCCTGTTCCTGCGCCAGGAGCCGGACAAGCAGGCCGTAGCACCAGTGGGCAGTGTGATCGGGGGCGGCCTGGCTGAGGGCCACCGCAGCGGCGGTGATCAGGCGATAAAGGGCATTCTGCGGGTCGATCTCCCGGATGCTCTGCATCTCATCCACCGTGAGGTAGCCCAGCCGGGGAATCACCAGCTCGCCGCCGTTCCACTCGATCGTGGCGGTGGCCTGCTCGGGGGGCTGGGGGGCGGTTTCCCAGGGGAGGAGGTCAAAGGTCATTTCAGACTGCGGAAGGCTTGGATGAATGATGCCCGATACTGCGCCCGATAGTCATAGGGCTCGATGCCGGGAACTTTGATGGTCCCGATCACCGCCGAAGTCCAGGGCCGGGCGGGCAGGTTCACGAGGGGGCGGGTCCTGTCGCCCCAGGGGTGGATGTTCGCGCCGTAGTGAACCGCCGTGGCATAGCCCACGGCCCATCGGAAGGTGCAGAGGTTGCCGCTGATCTGGAAGGAGTTGCTGGCCCGCAGGGTGCCGAGGTCCACGATGTTCCGGGGCGATCCCACCGGGCGGCCCCTGGTGCGGCTGCCATCGCGGCGGAAGGCGCCCCCGCGCATGGTCACCCGTGGCCAATCCCATGCCTTGGTGCCCAACGCATCCTGAAAGGCGCTGTTGAGCTCTGGGAACACCACTCGCGCCGCCGCCTCTGATGCCCGCTGCGCCCTGGTGAGGGTGGCCGGGTTCACGCGCACCGTGGCCCTGGTGCTGACCTTCATCGACCGGCCGCGAAGGTGCCGGTGAACTCGTCGCCTGCAGCAGCCCGGATCACCGCATCGATCCCGCCCACGCCCGAAAGGGTGGCGATCGTGACCCAGCCGCGCTCCGACTCGGTGGTGGCCGGCAGGCTGGCCAGGTCGCCCATGAACGCCTCCAGCTTCTCGCCGCGGGGGAACCCCGTGGGCCGCAGGCCGGTATCGGTCCAACTCCAGGCGCCCCCCTCGTCCAACCAGTTGGCGCCGGATGGCACCACGGCCCAGCGGGTGATGTTGCCCTCGATGCCGCCCGAGCCGATGGAGCGCCCGCCACTCTCCCGCTCGCCGCCGGGGTCCTGGGCCTCAGCAAAGGCCTCAATCACCACAAGGTCCGCGGCCCGCTGCAGCCCCTCCCGCAGGCTGATAGCCGCTGCGGTGGGGCGCCGCCAGAGGAGGCGAAGGTTTGCAAAGGGGGCGAAGGGGGTGGCCATGGGTTAGCGGCGGCCTCTCGCGGCGTAGTCACGCGCAATGCGAGCGTTTAGCCCTGCGGTGGTCGGTGAATTGAGCCGTTGCTCCTGTCTTTTCAGCTCGGCCTTGGATGGTGGCTTTTGCATGTCAAAGGCCCGTTGCCTCGCCGCCTTTGCTGCACGCACGGCCCTGGCCTCAATCTGACGATCCCTGAAGCCTGTGCGGGCGGCCCGAGACATACGACGACCCACGGCCTCAATTCGTGTTGCCTGTGTCAGCAAGTCGTCTGCTGTTTTCGGTTTCTTGGATGACTTGGCCCGCTGAATCTGAATAGGAGTCTCGCCGCGCTGGGTTCTTGGGCTGATAATCCAGCCCTCTTGACTTCCTTGAGTATGCCTTTGCGCGGTGAAGTTGCCTCCACTAACTTCCGACTTAAATGCGCCTAGCCCTAGCTTATTTCGCTTTGCAGGAGTCAAGGATGAACCAGGGATAAAGTACCCGGTCTGCCCTCTCCCTCGATCAAATGGAACCGCTCCCCGGAGACGGCTCAAGGAGGTCCACTCTTTGCCGTTGATCTTTGGCGCTGACGCCGCCTTGGCCTTGCCGGGCTTGGCCGCAGCAGCCTTCGCCCCCTTCCTCTCCGCAATCGCCCCCACCTTCAACCCCTTCGGCTTCACCACCGTCCCCGCCGGCCGCGCGGCCTTCATACGCCTCGCCGGAGGCGCCGGAACCGTGCTGGTCAGAACCTGCTGGGAGGTGGCTGGCTTCAGGCCACGGCGAGCGCCCCGCTCCCGTTGAATGCGGCGGCTCAGTGCCTGCCGGTTGTCCTTGAGGCCTTGCTTTGCCTCGGCTGCGTTGGCGGTGCCTGGCTTGGCGTTGCTGAGCCGCCGCCGGGCCCCTCTCACCGCGCCCACGTACTCGCTGATCTTGCCGCGATCGGCTGTGGGCCCTGGCCGCATTGCGGGGCGATTGGGGCGAATCACCCTCACCGCTGACTTGGCCGCCGCCACCGGCTTGGCCGCCACCTTCCGCCCTCCCCGAATCACCCCCGCCCGCGCTGCCATCCGCACCGTGGAGGCAGCCCGCACCTTCCCGAGCCGGTTGGCGCCCTTGGTGACGGCGCCGCGT